CAGTACGGAACAAGGAGCGTAAGTCAGCCAAGGAGGACTTGGACACTGTGAACGTCATGCTGTCTGAGGAGCGGCGGTTACGGATCGAGTCCGAACAGCGCAACTACGAGTTGATGATCCTGCTGGCCGAACACGGCATCAAGCCACCGTTGAGGCAGGTCACAGATGAGAATCCTTCGTAGGATCGGCAGACTCTTCGTATCCGCTTGGTTCTGGCTCATCATCGCCGGGTGCCTGCTTACGACCTCGTCGCTGTTCCTGGTCTACGGCAATCCTTCAAGTGCCTCAACGACACCAGGGCCACAGGGACCAGTCGGACCACCAGGATCAATCGGGCCAGCAGGGCCACAGGGACCAAAAGGGGACAAGGGTGCAACCGGAACCGCCGGAACCAACGGAAGCTCAAGCTCAGGCAGTGGAGGCGGAACTGGAGGCACAGGAGCTACGGGAGCGACGGGAGGGGTGGGAGCGACGGGAGGAACGGGAGCCACCGGAGCCACCGGGAGCCAGGGATCGGCGGGTCAGACAGGCGGCACGGGAGCGACGGGGGCTACAGGCGGCACGGGAGCGACGGGTGGGACGGGTGCAGTTGGCCCGCCTGGAAGTACCGGACCTCCTGGCCCTCCTGGGCCTGCCGGTCCAAGAGGCGAGACTGGATCCGCCGGGGCTAGTGGTGCTACGGGTAAGACCGGTGCTGTAGGAGCTACTGGGCCACCGGGACCGCAGGGACCGGCAGGTATGACCTGCCCCACCGGGTACAGCACCCAAGCCTTCACCATCAAGGAGAAGAGTCAGACCTTGAACGTCTTCGCCTGCATCCAGGGTTAGCTACTCGGTGTCACTCGCCAATCGTGAGGTGAACACGTCGTCCAGGTAGCCGGTAGCGCCCAAGAAGCTGGGATCCTGACCGGCCACGGCGGCGATCTGCTCCTCCAGGGTGGGCATGGGAGGCGGGGGCTGTACGTCGCTCATTAGCTCAGGTTCTTGCTATAGCTCCCTGCTGAGATGGTGAAGGTATCTCCCAGGTTGCAGGTCTTGGGCGTGCTAAGAGGGCCGAACCAACGGCGGGTGGTGCCGTTCACATCCCACTCCTCGACTCCCACGACTTGACAGGCGGGCATCGACGCATACGTCAGGGTGTTACTCGACGCAATGGAGCCACCAGAGGGTGCGGCGAACTGGATCTGCTTACGGCTATAGCTTCCGCCGCCCGTATTGGTCACCTCTGTACCCGGCGTTGTGGGGCTACCCATGGCCGTCACCAGGGCCACCATCTGCGTGCCAACGCCGCCAGAAGGAGCCGTGAAGGCAGCCTGACCACTGCTGGCAGCGAGGATGTTGTTCGCTTCAGTTGTCGTCAGGTTGGCCGTGGCTCCTCCTCAAACTCTGCTGAAGTGATCCCTTGTTCCTCAAAGAGTTCCTGGAGGTACTCCCGTGGCGGGTTGCCCATGAACTCGTTGAAGCGGTCGCCCAGGTAGATGTCACCCAGGGCCTCTTGGGCGTGCTTCACGCTTACCTGGCAAATCTCACAGCCGTCTTCGGCACAGCATTGGACGTGTTTGGAGACCGACAAATCAGTTCCCTGGCGTGTAACCGGGTGGTTGATAGCCACGAACTGGACGTGGTGAGCGTGGCTGTCGGTCTCGCCGCACTTGGCGCATGTGCGCTCTACCCGCTCGACATCGGTCATCAGTGGTAGACGACTCCCCGGCTTTCCAGCCAGTTATAGAGGTCTCTCGGAACCCGATAACGGCGACCACGCAGGAAGGTGTAACTGGTGCCTACGCCGTAGGTCATGTCTTCGATGTCGGAGTTGACCCGAATGACTCGCCACTCATCCTCCACCACCATGGGTTCCGGCCCCAGGTCTTGCACCTCCAGGGCGTTGGGGGTCTGCACCTTGGGTACCTGCTTGGTCTCCATGTCCTGAAGATCCTTCATGGGGTCGTAGCCAGGGATCACGTTGGTGGGATCCAGGATGGGATCGTCCTCCATCGTGATCGGTCGGTTAGAGAGGGCCTCGATGCGGGCCTGGGCCTCCGGTGACATCTCCACCACCGCACCGGAGGAGGGGTCGTAGACCCCTTCCTCCTCGATGACGGTGTCGACCTGATTCACCAGGCCGATTTCCTGCTGACGCTGGGCCAGCGTGTCCTGGTTCTCCTCAGCCAGCTTGATGCGCTGGGAGCCAGTGAAGTCGCCTCGTTGCGGTCTCGCCATTGTACCTTTTCGTACCTTTTCAGTTAGTCCATGCCTGAACGACCGATTGGTCCGTTATGAGACCGAATCCCCAGATAGCATACCAACAAAGGGCATGTTCTCTACCGAAATCCAATACACCACCATCACGTAGCTCGACAGGCAACGCAATGGCATGACCGAACGCATTGTCCCCGAGGTAGAGCGCACCGTGCGTCACGCCAGCGTTGCCCTGACCGGTGCCGCCCGCAGGGCCTGCACCAGGGGCGTACTGCCGCACCTGGGTTGTCTCGATGTATACCACGTCATTTAGACGACCTATCTCGCCTATCATGAAGTTTCCAGGAGCGGCGTACTTGGTCATTTCGATGAATTCCGGGTTATCTCGTATCCTACGAGACTGATGCGGGTCGATGAAGCAGACGTAGGTCTCACCGATCCTGGGCACGTTCTTGGTCGCCAGGGTCTCCACGGCGTCCTTGGTCACGTTGACGCTCATGTACTGGGTGCCAGCCAGGGCGGCATAGTTCGCCGCCACCGTGCCCTGGTCATACGGGCTGATCGGGGTGATGGCACCAGTCGGCAGGGCGTAGCCGAAGATCGTGCTGGAGGACTGGTACAGGGTGTCCCTGGCCGAGCCGTCCAGGTACTTCGCCATGTTGCGGCCCAGGAGCCGTGAGGACGACGCCATCACGTCATCGAAGGACGCATTGAGCAGTAGCTCACTGACCGCCACGGCATAGCCCTGCTCAGCCACCGTGATGGCGTACTGGCTGGCCGTGAGGGCGGCGGTCTGCATGCGGACGCCTTCAACCAACTGCGTGGCGTCGCCCAGGTTATTATAACGCATGAAGTTCACTTGAAGGCCAGGTTGTATACCCAACTCCGTCTTCTTTACAGCAAACTGCTCGAAGCGCAGTACGGGCATTGACTGAAAGAGTATCTCTTTCGACCAAATGACCTGAATGGCTGGGGAAAGCTGTGAGTTCGTCCCTGGGTAGCCCGTGGGGCTGGCACTCAGCAGCGGGGTTCCTGTGATGCTGGATGGCACTAGCCAACCTCCTTATTTCGGGTACTACCTCTTCATTGCCCTCTGCGGCTTAACGACGCCGCTCGCAGCAACTGGTCTCGCTCAGCAGCGTATTCCTCCGGGGTCATAGCCTTGAGTTCATCCGCTGTATACGTGCGTGTGGTCTGTGAAGTCTCCATGGGGCCGACTGGAGGTGCGGTGACGCCCACAGTCGGTCTTGTGGAATTCACCTGACGCAGACCGTTGACCACATTGCTCTTGATCATGTCGGTTTTTTGGATCAGCAGAGTGATGGAATGATCGATCTCCTCTGGAGTATTTCCAGCAACAAGATCTCGGAGTTCCTCTGCGATTTTGTCGCCGTCCTGGGCCATGCGCTGAGCCAGGTAGGTCTGGAGCGAGGCATGACGGCGCTCCTGGTCAAGGATGGCAAGGGCGTTTTCCCGCTCCTTGCGCTCCGAGGCCAGCTTCTCTTCCCACTCCTGGTCCCTGCGGGCCATAAGATCCCGCAGTTCCATGTCCTCTTCTTCTTTTTTCTTGGCCGCTTTTGCAGCTTCCCGCTGAGTCTTCTCGTCAGCCTTGAGGCGATCCTCTTCGGCCTTGCGGAACTGAGCCAGTTCATTTTCCAGGCTGTCAGCCCTGGTCTGCTCAGCGGCGTAGCGGGCACGCTCCTCCTGGCGGATGCGCTCTACGTCCTCAGCGGTGAACGCCTGGGGCGGCTCGCCTCCACTGCGTTGCTGACGGGGTGGCTGAGCCGGTGGCTCCTGAACCGGGACAGTGATGCTGTTGGGGTCAGGCGGCGGCTCGCCTTCGGGTGGTGTGGTCGGTGGATCGGTGACAGCCATTACTTACCTTCGTCCTCCTCCGGTACTCGTCGCTGGGGCATCGTGGTCCCGTGGGCCAGGGCCACGATTCGCTCAAACATCTTCTGGATGTCCTGAGCATTGGTGAGATCTATGCCAGGCAGCGCACCGATCTTGGGCGCTGAGCCTGGGGCACTGCTGACGTTGGGACCACCCGCCGACTTCACACCTGGGGCCTGTACCTGACCGGCCTGACCAGCACCACCGTTGGAGGGGCCGTTGCTCTTGCCGTTGTCGTCACCCTTGGGAGCCGGGGGCAGCAGAGGCTGTGGCCCCTCTGGCTGCACCATGCCGGTCATGTTCACGGTGAACGCCGCCACCTGAGAGCGCAGTAGCTCCAGGGCTGCCTGCTGCTCCGCATCATCGAGTAGCTCATGGAAGAGTTCCTGGAGCTTCTCATCGGGGAACTCCTCACCCAGTTCCAGCAACGCACCCCGCTTGGACTCCAGGCCCAGGGCCATCTTCACCTGGATCTCGTTCAGCAGCACCAGTTGATCGACTGGCAGCGGGGTCTGGAACTTGACCTGGGACTCGTAGGTGATGGGGTCCATCGGGTCCAGCATCGGCATCTGATCGTCCTGGAGGGGCGGATCAAACGTCGGGTCGTAGACCAGGGTCTCTGGCTCCTTCATAAAGAGCGTCTTCAGACAGAGCCGGTTGACCTCCTGAAAGCCCTCCCCGTACTGGGTCTCCTTCAGGTGGAACCTGTTCATCAGAGGTTGGTACTGGATCGCCAATGCCACACCCGAGGTGTTGGAGATAGCTTGCTCTTCGCCCAGGGCGGTCACTGGGACACCGGTCATCTCATGCATGGCCCTTTTGAGGACATCCAGCAGCTTGATGGCCTCCTCAATGCCCCTTGGATCGAAGAGCAAGTTCTCGACTTTTGCCTCTTTGTTCGGGATCGACCACGTCTGATGTGACCCCTTCTCCAGGTTGGCAGCACGGGCACCGATGACCACCGTTACCGGTGCAGCATGGTAGTTCACGATGTCCGTTATGTCCGTTGCGACCTCATTATATGTCCGGTTTAGTACCGTTACGTCCTGAATGTCGGGCATGCCCCAGGGAGAGGAGGCGATGGGCAGATTGGAGATATGAACGATGGGGATTTCACCCAATGGGTTCTCACGCTGATCGATAAGTTCGTCGTTGACGTACTCCTCGATTTGGTTTTCGGTCAATAACTCCGTGTAGGTAAAAACTTGACGGGTTCCCTCTTGAGTTGTCCCCCAAAATCTGTACTTGAGTTTAAAGCGAATGAGTCGCTTCCTATCGTGAGGATGCCATTCCGGGAAACAGAACGCAGAGTTGAGAGGGAGGATTCGCACTCTCCCTGGATGTGGCATCCCTGCTGGGTCTTGCCATGGCTCCTCATACGCCACCTTGATGAAGCTGTCCCCGGTGACCGACCCCATGGAGCCGATCTCCCACAGGAGGGAGTCCTTCTTGTTGTCCTTCTCCCATATGCGCTGGAGCCGGGTGGGCACGATGGCCCCGGTGGCGTCAGGCGAGCGGAAGCCCACGCCCTTG